CTTGACGAACTTCTTCTGGGGATGCTGGTTCTACATAACCAAATGTACCATTTGTTATTTTAATACATCTATTTTGATAATCTCTTAAATCATCAAATCTTTGCCAGAAATCACTGATATTGGAAGAATTTAATTCTACCATTGCAGCAATAGTTCCAAATCTATTATCAAAGAAATAATCATCATAATACATTGGTGTATTAATATCACCCTCACTAAAGATGATATTATTTTTATTATTTAAATGTGCAACAACATTAGTTATTTGAAGACCTGGTGCACCATAACTACCTTGAACAACACAAGAACCAAATAAACCACCAATATTTTTAATACTCTTTTTAGGGAATATATACTCAGCATTACCTATTTGTTGATATTCCCAGTCACGTTTATAATATGTTTTTTGCTTTAAATCAGTAGACGTTTCTTCTATATCATAAGCACTTATACAGCTGCAAATATTTGTAAGTTCACCATAATTTTGCATACCTGCAATACCACCCATGAAACCAACAAAAGTTCCAGATGTATATGCTGAACAAGTTACACATGTATTATTAACTATACTATTATTATTACCAATTAATGGAGAAACATAATATGCTAATCTATTCTGCTGTGATAATTTTATAGATTCATCAAAATATTGTGCATATTTTAATCTACCATATACTTGCGGATCTAAACCATATCTTTCTCTACCAAGCATTGATGGTAATGGTATTGACTCTGTAAGATCCTTAGGCGAAATAAGGAATAAACCATTTGTACAAATCTGACCTGCTTTATGTCCTGCTATTTCAGCTGCTTTATTAATAATAGTTCCATCATACCATAATATATTGATACGGTTTTTTGTATATGTATTATACATGTAAAAATAACTACGATTGCCATCTGTAATATTTGGACGGGAATCAAAATAATACCATTCCATTGGTGATGGAATAGAATCATCATCCTGCATTATTTCACCTTCATAAGCAATCGGTGATTCAGTATTCCAATATAATTGTATATTTCCGTCTGCATTATATCCAGAGAAGGTAGCAAAAACGCCTTCATTAAAATAACCAATATAAGGAACAATATTACCTGGATTATCATAACAATAATAATTTGGATAATATTCAAAACAAGATGTAGATTGTATTTGGTCCTTATTATCAGTCTTTAATTTTGAATGATACATTTTAGGAGCAAACTTCGTAAAAATAACATTACCTTCAAGAGTAACATTTTCTATTGCACCATTATTTTTACCACACAATATACCGGCATAAACATTAGTTCCATTAGTTGTTAAATGAGTTAATGAAATTGACTTTTTACATCTTAAAATATTAACACCACTTATTCTAACAGTAGAAATTATGCCTTCTGGACCAACATATCCAAAAATACCATTAACATCATTTTCACAATCAAGAATTAAGTTAACAAACTTAAAACCATTACCATAGAAAACACCTTCAAATGGTTGTGCTGGATTTGAACCTACAGAAAAATTAATTACTTTAAAATCATTACTATCAGTAGAATACTGAGTTAATGAATCAATTGTAAAATCTTGTTTATTAACACCAATATTATCACCTAATACGATATTAATTTTATTATCATAAATTGTGCCATTAACCTTTTCTGCACACCATTTTAATTCTTCAGCAGTATTTACATAATAAAAACCACGTAAGACAATTTTATCTTGAATTACACCATTTACAACTACTTTTTCTCTATGGTCTTCTCTAGCAAAATTATAAAATGTTGTTATTCCATTTTCTGTATGAGTTTTAAAAAATAAATCTCTTAAATGTTCCTGTCCAGGGAATATAGACAAAAAATGTTCAAAATTTTCTTCAGTAACGAAAAATGGTTTTGATTTTAAATCTGTGTTTTCAAGCTTTTGATAAACATAATCTTCCATAAGCATATTCGTTTTATACTTTTGAAAGTTATATGCTTCACCTTTATGATCTGCATAGAAAAATAAGCTAAAATCATTTGCACTTTTAACATATTCTAGTTTACCGTCAAAATCTGCTGTAAAAGATTTATTTACTGGGAATAATGTCCAAGTATCTGTTGAAGGAACATCTCCTTCAACTATTCTTCTTTTAAAGTCATTAAAAATAAAAGATTCCATTTATTTACCACTTCTTAGCGTAATCAGATGTCTGAGATTCTTCTGTTGTAACATTCGGTCTATGAACAGTAAAAGTACACTTCATAGAATTTTCTTTATTTATATTATGTTGTTCAAATGATTTAGTCGAATCAAGCATATTTGTATAATCAATAGAATAATCCGATGCATCATTTGTTCCAGGTGGTTTTTCTCTTAACCAATCATTTTCTATTGTTTTATTATTACCAGAACCAAAATAATTAGCACATAATGAATTAAGCCATGCTGCAGCAGCAAAGTCATTATCACCCATCATTTTATATGATGGCATATTACCAGATTTATACCAGTGTTTTCTAAATTGACCATCTGCGTCTTTTGCATAATAATATGCATCACCAATATCAGCATTCCAATAAAATGTTGAAGCTAAAAATACATCTCCAGATGGTAATCGCCAAACAGTCGGAATACCGGTAGATATTGGAAATCTTACATTAGTTTGTGCATATGCACCTAAATATGTTCCAACTGTTTTATCATCATCAAATGGAGTATATAATGTATTCCATCGAATTGTTTGGAAATTATTTTGGTCATTTATTGAATATTTTATAGATTTTTGTAATCTTATACCAGTAATATGTTGTAATCTATATGGTTTTCCTGATTCTGTCCAAGTTTGATGAGTAGATTGAAGAACACCTCTTCCTTGTACAATCAAATTTTTACCTGTTCCAGCTGTTACATATTTATGATGTCCTTGATTATCTGGATCAAATGTATAATTACTTATATATTCACCTTTAGCTTTTGTTAAAAAATCCTCTTCATATTCATTAATTCCAAATAAATCTTGTGAAAAAGAAAAAGAGTCATATCTTATTGTAAGATTTGCAATACTAATCCAACCATTTTTACCATTCCATACATTTAATGTAAACATATTAGTTGATTGATAACCATTTGTATAAACTAAATAAGTACACCAGTTTTTCAATTCTTCAAGCCAAAACCATTTTATTTCAATATTATCATTAGTGCCATTGTCATTATAATAGCCCTGCTTATTTTTATCAACATTACCATGAGTTCCATCAGAAATCTTATTATAATATTCAGATGGTGTTATAAAACTATTTGATGCAAGTTTTTCATCAATATCTTTAGTTTCTTGATTATCTACAGATTCAGTCGGTATTTGTTCCAATGTAATTGGAGGATTTAAATCAAATACTTTCTCATTGGCATATGTGTATTGAACACTAGGATAACCACCATTTTTTAAATCTACATAAACCTTATTAGCCATACATAAATATTTATAAATAGAAAAGTGTTTATTTTAAAGGTGAAATTATGAAAATTGCAGGTTTAGACTTATCCATTACCAGTTCTGGTGTCGTTATCGAAGAAGTTGACGATAAATTTAATATTCAGAATTTAGAAAGACATGGATTTACAACTGTCCAGAAAAATGCTATATTACCAGGGTTGGTCTTTTACAGCTATAAAGATTACAATAACGTATATCAACGTTATAGTTTCTTGGAAGATACTATTTTAGAATGGTGTAAAGATTGTGATTATATAGCAGTTGAAGCCTTTGCATTATCTCGCGGTAAAAGCGGTAAAGTCTTCGATTTGGCTGAATTTGAAGGATATATCAAACAAATGCTCTTTAGAGAAGGTAAAAAACTCAGATTTTATCCGCCTAACCAAAATAAAAAGATTTTCTCTACTTATGGTAATGCTGATAAAATCAGAATGAAAAATATTCTTCTCGAAATGAATGAGAAAAAGAGTTATGGTAATATCTTATTAGATATTTCTGACTTACCTCCAGTAAAAGACGGTAAGAAAGGTGCAGCCCCAACTTCTGATATTATTGACGCATTCTCGCTTTGTGAATCTTTACGACTTGAATTGAAACTTAAATTTGGTATAGAAAACCTAAATAATCAACCAAAATATATTCAGGAAGTTTTTATAACTAAGACTGATGAACATCCGCTTGGACTAATAGCTTCTGATTTTATCTATAAATAATATAGGATAAATTATGATTGATAAGATTTTTCTTGACATGGACGGTGTTATTGTTAATTTTCGTGGACAATGCGAAAAGTATGAATGTATTAATGGTAACAAGGTCAACTGGGAAGTAGTTCACCAAGGAGGTCCAGAATTCTGGGAAGAAATGGAGTGGCTTCCTGAAGGTAAAGAACTTTACGAATGGATTTTAAAACTCTGTGAGCAAGAAAATATAGATTTATTTATCTTAACTTCTGTAAATTTCACAGACGGTAAGATTGGTAAACTGAATTGGTTAAAAAATAATACCAAAATTGATAAACACCACATTATTATTACAAATCTTGGTAAAGAAAAAGAATATTATGCTGACCAAAATTCTGTATTGATTGATGACTTCAGAAAAAATTGTGAAGCATTTGCAAATGGTGGTGGTCAATTTGTTAAATATGAGACACCAAGACAAACAAAAGATGATTTAATTACATTACTTGGTAAGAATTAAAATTTAAGGTTACTCGTTTGAGTAACCTTTTTAATTTAACCATTCTTTAAAACATATCGTTGTATGTTAGGTGCAATTCTAATACTTTGTGTTAGTGCTTTATCTAAACGACGAGAAAACATATTACCTAAACTTTCATCAGCCTTTACAAGTTGCTTATAGAATTCAACTGCATCTTTCCATTCTGGAAGTTCAAGTAATTCTTCTTCTTCATATTTATCTTCTTTAATCATTCTATTTGCAATCTTCTTAGCGACATTATCAACAATATTTTGAACCATTGCGTCAGTCAACTGAACATCAGATTCCATATTAAAATTCTTCTGTAAATTTTTATTAAACATAGAAGTAGAAGCTTTTTGACTTGTATATCCAGATGAAGCTTGAGCATTAAAATCTCTTGCCATGGCATTAGTAATAAGGCCTAATGACAATGCAATACCAGCAATCCATTGAGCCATCTTACCTTCGTTTAAAACGGCATAGCGATGTTCATTCATAATTCTAACTGCTTCATCATATCTTTCTTGTTCTGTAATTTCTCTCTTTTTAATAGAAAAATAATCACTAAAAGATTGTTTTGGAAGAGTTTTAAAGATTTTTCCGTATTTTTTATTCATTTCAAATTCTCCAATATTCTTTATTATTTATAAATAATGTATGGCAGTTCAATCTTATGCTTCTGAATTTTCTAAACTATTTAAACAGGGTAACTGTTCAGTCCAAGGTAAAGACTGGACAGCTCCGAGATATTTCGACGGTATGGAAAATGACTGTTATAAGGCAGAAGCAGCATTACTTTCTGAACTTTCTTCTGAAGCATATAATATGTTTGGATTTGAAGTTCAATATTATTTAAAAAACATTGATACTAAAAAAGACAGATTATATGGTGAAGACCCATTGGCAAATGTAGAACGTAGATTCTTATTAAAGATGTATACTGAATCTATCCCGACAATGCAGAGACAATATGAACTTCAGGGTATGATTTTTCCAGAAATTATAACTTGTCAATGTACCGTTCAACATTTCTATGAAGCATCTCAACTTTCATATCCAGATATGAAGGATATTTATGAAGCTGAAGTTCCAAAGATTGGCGATATTGTTTATATCGAATATTCTGACACTTATTATGAAGTAGTTAATGTAAAGGAATTTGCTGAACAGACGACATTCTTGTCTACTCCAATTACTTATACATTCAAGTTACGTGTCTGGCACAACAATCATGAAAACGTTGATGAACTCAATGTTAATAATGATCCAATGGATGAATTTAGAAAGTATGCAGAACTTGCAGAAACATTTAAACTTGATACTTCTACTTCTACAACAGACAAGACAAGCAAAGTTGCACCTGAATCTGATATGTTATCTACAAATACAGATGCAATGACTGATAGGGATATTAATAACGAACCAAAAGATAATGTTCCGACTAATGTCATATATAAGTCTGAAGAAATTAAAGAAGAGAATCCACAATACTATGATCCTTTTGAGGGTTGGTAATCTATGGGACTTGTAAATATTTTTAATATACAAAGGCTTAGACCACATATCAATTACAGATTCAGTGCTGAAATCTGGCCTAATGCTGCTGAAGGTGATAAAATTGAAGAGTATACTAAATTCCAGTATACTATTAAGAAGATTACTCAACCAGTATTTAAATTAGATACCGAAAATAAAAAGGTTTATGGTAATACTGCATATGTCGTTCCTATCTTTAAGTATGGTGAAACTTCATTAGAAATTACTTTTGAAGAAACAGATAAGATGGAAGTCTTTAAACAATTATGCACATGGATGGGACCGAATCTCTATAAAGGATATTTACCTCCTCTTATCAATATACGTGTCACGCAATTTAATGAAACAATGGTAGACGTTGTTGATAAAAAGGTTTATGTATGTCGTTTAAAAGAACATGGAATGCCATCTTTCAATAATAACGGATTTGGTAGTCCAATCGAAATTACTGCTACATTTAATGTTGTTTACATAATGGACGAACCATTAACATTAGAACATTATAATGATAATGATGAAATAAGCAGATATACTACTGAATATACATTGCCTGATAATAAAGCACTTAATGATGCACTTAAAGAAACTCTCAAAAATCATAAAAATGTTGATTCTGCTAATAAGGTATTGAAAGCTGAACGTACATTGGCTAATAAGAGAATTGATGAATTGGCTAATGAAAACTTAGATTTAAATCAATATATGATGGAACGCCTTGCTGTTGCTTATGCAAAAAGAATGGAAAATGCTTCTCCTGAACAACTTGCACTCATGCAACAAATTGCTGAAAGTAGAGGTGGCAGCACAATGGCAAATCAGACCCAAACTCTATTGAATTTCTTTAATGGCAATATTCGTGCTGAACATGGTGAGAAAACAAAAGAATCTGTTGCTGGCGCTGATTATGAATTAATCGAATTTAATGCCGCAAATGGTGCAGATATTTATGAAACTGAAGCTATAGAAAGATTCTTAAAATTTACTAATGCTGATGAAGAAACAGTTGCAGAAATTAATGACATTTTATATAAGATGAATGAAAATGTTACTAGAATTGATGAATTGAATAAACCAGTAACTGATGCTGATTCTCTTGCTAAAGAATTACAGAAAGATTATGCAACTGAAGATGATTTGAATAGAGCAATTAAAGAAGCTGTTGGTATGGAAGTTGATACTCCTAAGAAAGAAACCTCTCCTACACGTAGTAGTTATAATGGTAATGACCCATTAATAGGTGCTATTGTTTATTCTTATGAAAAAGAAGTTACTGCTAGGGAAGGTGAACGCGGGCACGTATTCTTTGATATGCTTGATACTGGTGGTGCAAGAGGTACAATTAACCTAGGCTCTGGTTCTTCTGAAGGTGCTAGAGGTTATAGTGACATTGGTGAAATTACTGTTAACATCAATGGTGTTACAATGCAGTTCAAAGATTCTGCTTCACTTAACAAGGCTGTTCAAGAAGCATTTGGTGGTAAAGAAGCAATTGTTGACGTATTTTTAGCAAATGGTGGTGGTAAAGGTTATACTACTAAAGAAGAACGTAAAAAAGCAAACTTGAAAGGTGCTAAAGAAGGTCTTAATCAATTACTTGAAGCATCAGGTGGTGTTATTACGGACGACTATGGTAATAAATCTGTAGTTAAGCTTGATAAGGGTAAGGGTATTTATCTAAATATTCAGCTTGATGAAAATGCTTCTCAAAGAGTTAGTGATAAGAATATGTTAGTAGATACTGAGGGTTGGTCTGAAAGCACTAAACAAACAGTTATTAATAGCAATCAAGGCTCTGCTAATAAGACAGTTCAAGGTATGTTACACTTCGAACATGCATATAGTGGATTTAAGGCAGTTTGGAACCAGTTTAATAAGGATGAAAGTAATGTTCAGATGCTTAATGAAGATATTAAACGTGGAACATTCAGTCAAGCTACATTGGATGAATTATCCAGAAGTGTTGATAAGTTAAAAGTTAAAGATAAAACTAAAGCAAGCTTTAAACGTGTTATTAGGGAATATGGTTATCTAACTTAAAAAACCAGACTTTTTGGTATTCTTTAGTTTACAAAATTTTACAATCAATCTATATTTGATTCCATAAATTCCAAAGTCTAATTCCTCGGAGCGAAGACCAATCCAATGGAACTGTCGGTAGAGGGTTAGCCATTAAAGATACTAGAACTGTGTCTTTCATTTATATGATCCGGTATTAACGGATAATGGAATGTTCATCGAAATATTGTCTAGCAAGCAGTATATTTAGCCGCCATTGGTAGGACGAGATATAGCCGGAGTACAGGATGACCGACCCGTAAGCTCGTTTGTAAATCCACTTAGTCGAAGACAGATGTACTAGTCTTTTGCCTATTTCCTTAAATAGGCTTATTGTCTCTACAGATATTTTGAACGTGTGTATAGATAGATATTTAAAATTTATAAATATATAAAATTGTTTAAATATTAAAGGTGAAAATATGAAATCAGAAAAGTTAGATTTGAATAATATTACTCAAAGTAATGTTGGAGAAGTTTCTAATCAGTTAAGTACTCAACCACCTAAAGGTGCAGTAATGTTGGATAAGAGTTTATTACCGTCAAGAGGTAAATTCTATCCAGAAACAATCTATGTAAAGAAATTAAATACTTTAAATATTAAGAATCTTGCTACAATTAATGAAAATAATATTAATAATGTCATTAATAACGTCCTTTCCAATTGTTTATGGGGTATTGAAACAGGTAAGATTCTTACAGGTGATAAGATTTGGTTAATTTATTACCTTCGTGCTTTTACTTATGATGATATTCCGTTCATTCTTCGTGGAACTTGTGATAATTGTGGTAATATTAGAAATTATAAGTTCTTCCTCAAGAATCTTGACGTTACATATCTTGACAAGGACGTTCCAGAATATATTGAATTGCCAAATAAGGATAAGATTACAATTACTTATCCGACAATCGCTACCGAAGGTGCAATCAATCGTTTAAAGAATGACCAAAATATCATGATTGAAATCAATCCTGAACTTCTTGAACTTTCTAGTTATATTCTTAAAGTAAACGATACTAAGATGTCTTTGTATAAGGCTTATGAATATATCTGTGATATGGATGCAAAGAGCTTCAGTCATTTTACAAATGAAATGGCAGAATTGCTATTCAGTGCAAAGCCGGTAGCAAAGTTTAAGTGTGATTCTTGTGGTGAAGATATTTTACTTCCGATGCCATTCGTTCCATCGTTCTTCTTACCAAAAATCAAGTAATTTTAACAAAAAATAAAGAAAAGGAGTACTTTAATACTCCTTTTTTACTTATAAATAATTATATGATTAATTTTAAGCAATATCTAGTAGAAGAAGAAAATAAAGCGACTGATGAACAGATAAAAGATACAGTCGTTCGTAAAGCTGATAAAGAACTAACACTTGAAGAAGTAGTTAAAACTGCAAAACCTACTATTTGGACAGCTAGAGAAGTTAAAAATAATAAGTATTTGATTTACAATAGTAAATACCTTAATATTACTAAACTTAAAAAGGAAATGGATTTAATTTATAGTAATAATGGTTATGCTGATTATGGCTTCTCTAAATTATCGGAATCTGAACTCGTTAGATATACAAGTGTTAAAGATATTTTAATGACGTTCTTTACTAGTTCAATAACTGATGAAATTGAACCAGAAGCTGTTGCTAATAAATTATTCTTAAGCGAAATGAAAGAATTTGATTGGAAACCAGAGGAATATTAAATGTACCAGACAAATAGATTATTGGAAGTGAAGCTACTGGTAGATCCAAATGTTATTAAAGAAACATTGTCAAGAATGGGAATTGTTGACAAGAAAAATAAGATAATTTATCAATCTTGTCACCTTTTAAAACAGTTTGATACGTATTATTTAGTTCATTTTAAACAATTATTTACATTAGCTCCTAATAAGAATGGATATCATGGCTTCGGTAATGTATCTTTAGAAGATATAGAAAGACGCAATTCTATTGCATTATGGTTAACAAAATGGCATATGATTTCTATTAATGATATGAACGAAATCATCCCACATAGAACAAAATTCGATATTGTTTCACATAATGAAGCAATTAATTATAAAAAAGTCAGAAAATTCAATATTAATAATATTTCTGAATAATTCTTTATAAATAATATAAAGTAATTAAATTAGGAGAATTTAAAATGAAATTAAACGAAGCAAAGAAAATTTTAGGTTCTGTCGGTTACTCTGTCAACGAAAATCTTGATAGTTATGTTAAGAATACTGTTAAGAACTTGATGGAATCCCTAGAATCACGTCGCGCCACAAAAACTAAGTCATACCAGATTCTTTCTGAAATGGCACGTTTCAACGGCCGTTATACAGGTTCCTTCGCAGGTCTCGAAGATGCAGGAACTGTTGAGTTGACAGTTAGAGGTCAATCTAAGACATTCGGTGTTGCTGAAGCTCTTTCTAAGGTTGAAAATGACTTTAAGAGTGCTAACAGTAAGGGTATGTCTCAGAATACTGCTGAAACTCTTTTAGCAAACTTCGACGCAGCACTTGCAGCATTCCCAGAATCTGGTAATCCTGAATATCTCGAAGAATTACAGAAGGAAAGAGAATATATTAGTCAATGTGTTGAAGGTGGTGATGGTATTCCACAAGGTGGTTGGACTGAACAAGGTCTTGCAAGAACTACTCATTCTCGTGATGATAGTGCTCTTGATGCTAAAACACTCATTAGAAATATTCAAAATTCTATTACTTCTTTCAGCCGTGGTGGTTCCAATGCTGACCTTATCAAGGACCGTATTGACCAATTAATGGCTCGTGCAGATGAACTTACTGCAGAAGAAAGAGAAAAGGTTGAAGGTTTATATACTAAGCTCGAAATCGCTGTCGGTAGAAACAGAGTTAATACTGTTGCTTCTGGTAAGGTATCTATCTTTAAACCATCAACTCCAGGTACATTAACTCGTGCAAGAATCAGACTTAATCACGGTAACATTAAGTTTACTGAAAATGAAGATGGTACTCTTACAATTAAGAAGAAACAAGAAGAATTGGAAGATCTTATTGGTGATTGTGGCGAATTCATTACACCTGAAGCTCCAGCTGCTACAGCATCTTCTAATGACCTCTGGCTTGAATTTGCTAGTGAAGAAGAAGCACAGATTGCTGCTGAAGAAATCTTCCCAACCGTTAATGTAACTTCTGAAGTTGATGGTGCTGTTGTTCATATTAACGGTACACAAGCTGCATTAAGACGTGCAACAACTGCTCTTCAAACTAATGGCTTGGAAGTTCAGGTTATTGATGCTCCAGCTGCTCCAGTTGAAGAATCTACTAAAGTTAAAGAAAATAAGCAAATTATTAAAGAAAACGTTGAAGTCAAAAATGAAGAAGAATCTGAAGAAGATGAAATTGATTCCTTCCTTGATGTTGCTGCAAGATTGACTGACTACGGTTCTATCTAATAGTTTTAGGAGAAAATAAAAATATGTGAACTTTTGTTCACATATTTTTTTATATTAAAAAAGCTTGGAATTTATCCAAGCTTTATTTTTTAAATATCAAGTTCTGTAGCAAGCTGGGTAATTTTTTCCATTTGCTCGTCAGACAAGAAGCGTTCACTATACATGAGACGGTCATATTTGTCCGATAAGACGTCTCTGGACGTGACATTTGTTCCAGCTAGTGTTTCTTCAGCCATCTTAACAAACTCGTTATATTCAGTTGTTAAATCGCGTCTTTGAGGTCTATTTCTCATCTCTAATGCAGCACGTTCTCTAGCACTCATACCACCACGCTTAATAGCTTCCATTCTCTGCTTGATATATGCTACAACTTTATTACGTGTATTATTGACGGATGCATCTGGATCATGTGTATCAGTTCTGAATTCCTGACTATTACCGAAACCACCAGCGCTATCAGTAACTCTGAAATCCATACCGCCATTGAAAACATCAAACCAACCGCCATTAAAGGTAATTCTGAACTTCTTATAATACTTATGATCACCCATAACATCCATTTCTCTAACAGAAGTAATGCCTGGAATTGCTGTAAGTGTATCTTTAAGAATTTCTGTTCTGGATTTGAATGGTCCACGAGCACGAACTGATGCTCTAATTACTTCAGCTTCTCTCTTTGCTCTTGTTGCTCTATTAGAACCAGAAGAGTGAGTAGACTGATAACCACTAACCTTATTAATTAATTGTTCCTTACCAAGTAATGCAACAATCTTACCAGATAAAGTCTTATTCTTATTAAACTTCTTTTCTACTGCGGCAGACTTGAAGTCCATTTCAAATGGCCATTCGATAGTTTCTTTGAACATCAATTCTGGAAGATTATCAGACAAATTGGTAATAGACTTAAATGCAATTTCTGTATTTTCACCTTGTGGTGTTGCCTTATAATCCTTAGCTGGAATAGAATCAATATCTAAATCAGTAGGAATTTCAGAAGGTGTATATGTTAAGACAATATGTTGCAAATCATCAATATAAGGAAGCTTAAAACCAATATCAACAGTAATTGGTTGAAAGTCAATAACCTTCAAATTTGCATCAACTGTTACCTTTGCATCAAGTTCAACTTCGCAATTTT